CAGCTCGACCGCCTGCAGGCTCCCGTCAGCCCAGACATTCTGGGCGGGATTAATGACAAGCTGAGCCGGATTGCTGTTCGTCTCACTACCATCAGCGACGATGCCGCTCGCCGTGGTGCCTCTGCGGGTGCGATTACAGGTGGCATCGCGGGCGGCGTCATCACGGTAGCGATTCTGCTCATTCGCGCAAAACTGGAGCTGTGATATGGCGCATCCGCAGGAAACACGGGAAAAACTGCGACGATCTTATATCTTCGGCCAGATGTCGCTCGAAATCGCCTCCGCTCAGGCTGGCGTGGCATTTGCGACAGCTCGCCGCTGGAAGAAGGAAGCACAGGACGCAGGCGATGACTGGGACAAGTTACGCGCCGCTCACCTTATGGCCGGGAACGGTCTTGAGGAGATTGGCCGCGCCATTCTCACCGGGTTAATGACCCAGTATCAGACCACGCTGGAGCTGCTGACAACCGAGTCTCAGCTCCCTCCGGGGGAACGCGTCGAGCTTCTGGCAAGCCTTGCCGATGCATTTAACAAAGCCGTCGCAGCAAACAAGAAAATACTGCCGGAGGTGAGTCAGCTGGCGGTGGCGCTGGATGTTATCCAGAAGCTCAGCGCATTTGTCGCCGAGCACTATCCAAAGCATCTGGCCGCGTTCGTGGAAATCCTTGAACCCTTCGGCAAGGAGATGGAGCAACACTATGGCTGACCAGTTAATCCGGGTTAACAGTGAAAACTATGTGATGGCCAGTGACGTGCTGGGCGTCCGGTTCGCGGGCGGCAGAAACGTAACCGTCGCGACGTCGACAGGCTGCTACAGCCTCGATGTTGAACGAGATAAAACCGGCATCGAGTCGATGAACCGCTTCATCAGCGAGGTTAATAAAGCCCTCCGCAATCACCATTAACAGGCTGTTAAGGGCAAATTAATCATGGCCAGAACTAAGTTATCCAGCAAAGATTTTCTTGCCGAACTGGCGGAACTCTCCGCCAGTCTGCGTCGCACCATTGAAGCCGAAGATGTGGGCTTTGACCCCTCCGCTGCAGCAATTGCTGAGCGTCGCGGCCTCGTTGCTGACCCTGTAACGGGGTTTGAATACTTTGTGCAGCATTATTTTCCGCACTATGTCCGCCATGCCGCCCGCAGTGAGCTGCATAACTATCTCTATAAGCGTCTGCCTGAAATCATCCAGGCCACGGGAAGCCAGAACGATGCGATAGCGGCTCCGCGTGGTGAAGCCAAATCCACCATCGTGAGTCAGCTTTTTGTCATCTGGTGCATTGTGCTGGCGCTCAAGCATTACCCGGTCATCATTATGGACTCCATCGACCAGGCCTATCCGATGCTGGAGGCGATAAAGGCGGAACTGCAGTTTAACCCCCGCCTGCTGATGGATTTCCCGGAAGCGACGGGCGGTGGCCGCGTCTGGCAGGCCGGGACCATCCTCACCCGCAACGACATTAAGGTTCAGGTCGCCGGTAGTGGCAAAAAGCTGCGTGGTCTGCGCCATGGCCCGTATCGTCCTGACCTGGCTGTGCTCGATGATATCGAGAACGATGAACTGGTGCGTAACCCTGAGCAGCGTGACAAGCTCGATAACTGGCTCAAAAAAACCGTCCTGCCGCTTGGCGGCGCAGGGGCCAAGTTTGATGTGGTGTATATCGGGACAATCCTGCACTACGATTCCGTGCTTTCCCGCACCCTTAAAAATCCGCTATGGACGCGGGCCCGGTTCAAAGCGCTTATCAGCTGGCCGCACAATATGTCGCTCTGGGATAAGTGGGAAGAAATCCTGCGCAACAACGACGAAGATGGTCAGATGCTGGCACAGGCATACTACCGTGAGCATCAGGCTGAAATGGATGAAGGAGCCGTGGTGTCATGGGCTGCGCGTCCTCTTTATGCCCTGATGCTCATCCGTGCCCGTGATGGCCACAGTACCTTTGATGCGGAATATCAGAACGATCCCGTCAGCGGCGAAGATGCGCCATTTACCGGCTGCATTAACTTCTGGGTCAACCGCCTTAACGAGTGGCGCTTCTATGGCGCATGTGACCCGAGTCTGGGTAAACACGGCAACAGCCGTGACCCTTCTGCGTTACTGGTTGGCGGTTTCAACCGCTTTACCGGCATTCTGGACGTTGTTGAAGCGCGTATCCGAAAGCGTGTGCCGGACAAAATTATCTCTGACGTTATCGAGCTGCAGCGGGAATATAACTGCCTCGTCTGGGCGGTCGAGTCCGTCCAGTTCCAGGAGTTCCTGCGCACCGAACTGGTGAAGCGCTCCGCTGCGATGGGTATCCCCGTTCCTGCCAGAGCCGTCACGCCTTCGGTTGATAAGCTCCTGCGCATTGAGTCACTGCAGCCACATATGGCCAACGGCCTGATACGCCTGCACCCTTCGCAGACCACTCTTATCGACCAGCTCCGGCACTTCCCCAAAGCTGACCATGATGACGGGCCTGATGCCCTGCATATGCTCTGGATGCTGGCCGTTTCCGGCGCTGGCAATTTCGAATTTAAAGCTGTTCCCCGCCGTGGCCATAGCGGGGACAGGTTCGGTCCTTCAGGAGGATTTTGATAATGGTTCAGATTCTTGACCAGTATGGTCGCCCGCTTAATAAAGAGGTGCTTAAAGCCCCCCAGACCTCCCGCACGTTCGAGCTGCAGCGTGACTGGCCAACTCACCCCTCACGGGGAATGACCATAGCCCGTCTTCCTCGTTTGCTTGAAGCGGCAGAGCGCGGCGACCTGGCAGCTCAGGCTGACCTCTTCGAAGATATGGTTGAGCGGGACGGGCATATCTTTTCTGAAATGGCCAAGCGCAAGAATGCGCTGCTCACTCTGGACTGGAGCATCGAGCCACCGCCGAACGCGACGGCGGAAGAAAAACAGATCGCCGCGATGGTGGCCAGCTGGTTCGCGGACCTTCAGGAGATGGAAGATATTACCCTGAATGCGGCTGAAGCTATCGGGCATGGCTTTTCCGCTCAGGAGATTGAAAAGTGGGAGCTTGACGGCAATCTGTGGCTGCCCGTCAAAATCAAACTGCGTCCGCATCGCTGGTTCTGTACCACGCCGGAAGCCGGGGACGAGGTGCGTCTTAACACCGGCACGCTGGGTGGAGAAGAACTCTGGCCGTTTGGCTGGCTGGTGCATACGCACAACGCCAAGTCAGGTTATATCGCGCAGTCAGGGTTATACCGCGTGCTGGTCTGGCCATATCTGTTTAAAAACTACAGCGTGCGCGATCTCGCTGAGTTCCTGGAAATCTACGGACTGCCGCCGCGTATCGGGTCGTATATGTCCGGGGCCAGCCAGGATGAGCAGGATAAACTCATGGAAGCGCTGGTCAGTATCGGTCATAACGCATCGGGGATTATTCCTGACAACACCAAAATCGAATTTAAGGATGCCGCCGAGGGGCAGTCCGATCCTTTCATGGCGATGATTAACTGGTGCGAACGTACCGAATCAAAGGTCATTCTCGGCGGCACGCTGACGTCACAGGCGGACGGCAAGTCCTCAACAAATGCCCTTGGTAATGTGCATAACGAAGTCCGCCACGATCTGCTGACCGCTGATGCCCGCCAGCTGGAAGGGTTTTATCGTGGCTTCATTCGTATGTTACTGGCCATTAATGGTTATAACGTCAGCCCGCGCCGTCAGCCGCGCCTGGTATTTGATACCCGTGAGCTGGAGAGCATTGAAACCTTCGCCAATGGTGTTTCCGCACTGGTACGCTCCGGGATGGACACTATCCCGACCTCATGGATACACAAAAAGGTCGGGATTCCGGTGCCAAAAGAGAACGAAGCTGTACTGACGCCGCCCGCAACTCCCTCTCCGGTGGGGCTGAGCACCACGCCGGTATTCCGCCATTTCGCGGCACTGAGCACCACGGGCGAGGTTGTTGACCCTGCTCAGGATGCGCTGGACAGCGCCACGTCGCCTGGGGAGAGCATCGCGGTGGCCATGGATAAGCTGATTGCTCCGCTGGTCTCGGCCCTGAGCAAGGGGCAAAGCCCTGATGAAGCTCTGGATATCATTGCTGCGAGTTATCCACAGCTGGATGATGCGCAGCTGCAACAGCTGATAAAGCAGGCGCTGTTTGTCAGCGAGGTCTGGGGGCGACTCAATGCCGAAAGCTGATGTTGATCTGGGGTACGCCATCGGGTTAAAGCCCGAAGAAGCGATTGCCTACTTCGAATCGAAGGGCTACGCCACCGGCTTTAACTGGCACGATATTGAAGCCCGCGCCCATGCCACCAGTTTCACCGTGGCGGGCGTCCTTAAACAGGATGTGCTTGAGGATATTCATAAATCGTTGCGCGAGCATATTGTTAACGGCGGCACGCTTCGTGACTTCGAACGGCAGATTACCCCAACGTTGATCCGTAAGGGCTGGCTCGCCGCCCGTGCCAGGCTGGTCGCCGATGACGATGGCGTTCTGGAGGGTAAGCAACTCACGCCACGCCGTCTGCGCACCATCTTTGAAACCAATATGCAGGCGGCCTATGGTGCCGGGCGCTATGCGGAGCAGATGGCCAACGCGGAATTTCGCCCCATATGGGAACGCGTGGCCGTCATGGACATGCACACCCGGCCACTCCACGCCAGACTTAATGGTTTCACTGCCCGCTATGACGATCCTGTATGGCAATTCATGTACCCGCCTGACGGATACCACTGCCGCTGCCGCATTCGTGCCCGAAGTCAGGCGGATGCAGACCGCATGGGGATTGAGGTCAAATCGTGGGAGCAGGACATTGTCACGGTACAGCAGGCATGGGGACCAAAAGAAACCCGTGACGTTAAGGCGTTACGCTTCAACGGCGAGCTTTACACGCCTGATGCCGGATTCGGGCACAATCCAGGTCAGGGCTGGCTCTCTTCTCTCGGACAGCGCCTCATGGATAAATCTGCAACTACCACGCCCCGGATTGCCTCTCAGGCCATCCATGAAACCCTCTCTGAACCTGCAGTGCTGGATGCCGTCAGCGATGATGTGCGTCGCTGGGTCGACACCGTCAGCGTGCGGCAGAAGACCCGTGGCGACCTGAGACGCGTTGGCGGTATCCAGC